AACAACACACCCCCCCCCACGCAAGGGGAGGGAGGCGGGTTGAAATTATTTCAGCAGTGCATTCCAGGTATTTAAGCCGACCACACCATCCACTTCAAGCCCTTTATCCTTTTGCAACGTTCGGACTGCCGTATCCGTACCGCCGCCGAAACTGCCATCAATGTCCATTGTGTAATAGCCCATCAATTTTAGTAACCGCTGAATGGTATAGATCTGCGGATGCAGACGGTTCTCTCCCCTGCGCAGTGTAAGCAGTTCAACAGTTACCGTTTTGCCGGCGGGTGCTGGTTCCGGCCGTACATCAACATATGTAACATACGGAAGCTTGCCATGCTTTGTCCAATTCCGGGAATGACATCCGGCTTTCTGAGCAATATTGCCCACAGCCGTGATCTGCACCCCGTTTTTCCATTTCGGAGTACATTCCACCGCAAGTCCATCTCCAATATATATGCCGCAATGCCCAGATGTCCACAGGTATTCACCCACCGCAATATTTTTAAAGTCTTCGCTGACATCGCTGCAGGCATTCAGCATTTCGCCCTCGCCGATATCCGGCACTCCGTTAGAGTGATACACTGCGCCGCCGTAGTTTTTATCTGTGGAGCCATTCCAGCCCCACAGAAGCCCTTTTACAAAGCACACACAATCAAAACCGAAGTAACCTTTGCCGATTAGTTTCCGCAGATTTGACTGTCTTTCTGCAGTATACCAGCCCGGAAGCTGTTTTGCCTTCTGCGCAATAATCTGTTCCGTAATAAGGCTGCCGAACATGCCGTTCGCATATATTGTTTTATAATTTTTTGCTGCGTCAATAGCTTTCTGTACAAATTCTTTATTCGTCATTTTCATCCTCCTCATTCACATAAAACCCGATTTGATTTTTTGCTGCGTCGTCTGATGCGCTATTGTTGATGTTTGCAGCGTCTGTTAGCCCTTCCGCGACTATGTACGCGATAGCCGATGCGCCTGCCATAATGATCGCTGTAACTTGTGTGATCGTATTATCCGACACCCCAGCCGCAACGAGAATATTGCCAACAAACGACGCTACAGATACCCATAATTTTCTTGACGTCAATTTCCGTTTCCAGTCAATTTTCATTTTTATTAATCTTCCTTTCATATAATTATTGCAAAAACGGCGCCCAATATAGCGCCGATAATGCCCGTTATAATACACCCAACCGCGAGACGTTTATAATATTTGTAATCCTCGCTTGGCGACTGTTCTAATCGCTCTAGGCGTTTTCCCTGCTGCTTTTGTTCTTGCAGCATGTTTTCCATATTCAGTGCAAGTCGATCAACAGATCTGATTAAAGCTCGAAACTCAGACTGTGATTCTTCACAATCTTTCATTCTATGTTTCAAACTGCCGATCTCTTCATGATGCTCTGTGAGTTTGATAACTATGTCTTCCTGATTCATTTATAGTTCCTCCGTAATACACCCATAAAGACAAATTAAATCCTCTACGGATAATGCAAAATGCTCCAATTCCTCCGTCGTAAACTGCACATTTTTACCCACCTCCGTACTTAATAGTTCCTCGATTTTTGTCATATACTCAGTATTCTTTTCCTGACATTGCGCTTCTATTTCTTTCATTGATTTGTCGCAAAAACACGCCTCTGGATCTGTATCAAACAAGAATTTTGTAATTTTATATTTTGTTCCAAAAGATACTCTTTCTGCAGCATCGTCCTTGTGCTTAAACAGCACTCCCCTTACCTTCATTATCTCGCCTAATTTCATCTCAAACACCCCTTTCCTTTATGATTTTCTTTAATTTTTGTATCTCATTAATGCACAAAGCAATAAACAGATCATAGCGAATAGACCAATTTTGGTCTTTAGCGGTGACTGGCGGTATCACGATGCCGGCAAAATCCTGCGTCGTTAAACCAACCTCTTCTAGCGCCTTCTTGACTTCCTGCGCGATCAGTCCCGTCCAGGTCCGACTAGAAGATCCGTCAATATACTTGTACGAGCGTGGAGATAGCCGATCAAAAAAAGCACCGTACTTATCATCAATATTCGCGATATCTTTTTTTGCTCTTTCATCTGATGTACTGCCACTATAACCATACAGATACGTCCCCGCGTCCGTTATTACAACGCCGTTAGCCGCGTCTCCTGCACGATTTTTCATTAAATACATACCTTCGTCCGCCAATAGTAACATCTCACGATATCCTGACGATGCCATTTTACTCATGCCATACCCCTCGATAGCCGGATTTGTGTAATATCCTAATTCGATGCCGCTGACCAGAACGGTCCCTGCCTGTAGTATTCCTGTAAACAGGCTATTTGTTATATCAGCGTCCTCCGTGTGTAGGCGCCCTGCATCGTTAACGTGAAATGTTCCACGCCCCAATCCGATTCCATCTGTCCCCAAATAGACGCCCTTATTTTTGTCCGAGTAGCTTGTTTTTCCTATTGTGATATATCCTTTTGATGAATCACGAAATACACTAAACCCGCCAATCGACAATGTGTTTGCGCTTGTATTTGCAGATATAAGAGATCTACCCTGAGAATCTGTGACTTGCAGATTCCCTGTCACAACACTTCCCGCTTTTAGCGCCGCTGCAAGTGTCAAGCCATCCAGATATATTTTGTCTGCGCTGAGCTGTATACTGCTGCCACTATCGTTAATAGATGTGACGATGCTAGCTGTATTTACCTCATATGCGCCAGCAGTTGTTGTTTTTACTACCAGCTCCAAGCGCCCATTCAACGACTCAATAAAACTTGTTTCAAGCTTGTCTGTAGTGACGCAGCCCGCGTCCAGCATATCTGTACTGATTTTATACGCATTCAGCATGTTTAGCACAGCATTACCGTCTTTCGTAATGCCATATTGCCAGACGGTATCGTCTCCCGCCCAGTCGTCCGTCCAGGCGAACCCTCCCGCACGGTAAGTATAGATAATATTGCTGCCCTCCAGTGTCGCGCCGTTATGGTAATAATAGATTGTAGACCCATTTTCTTGCTCAACAGGCGTAACATACAGCCCCAGACTGTTACTGATTACCTCGTTCATTTCTAAAACGGCCTGTTGTCTAGATTCGAGCTGTTTATTTGTATCCCGCTTCATAGCTGCCAGGATTGCCTTTTCACGCTTTGTAAGCGGATTTGCACTTGCGTACCCTGCTTTTGTTTCCGTCTGCCCTCGCGCTGAGATCGAAGTCCTGCCGTTAAGCTTAAATGTATAATGCGTGATAATCGTGTTATGAGATGTTCCATTTTTATCCACATAAGCTATTTTATCTAACGGGTATATGTGCGGCATGCTCCGTGTCTGACAGCTGTATGCCCGGTATTTAAGTCCGCCTACACTGTTATACAGAGACACGGCAATAATCTGATAATCGTGCTGGATCAGCTCGTTGCCGGTGATATTCAAAACATACCCATCTGCACCAGAAAGATATCTATTTTTATCAGTATCTACGATCTGCACGCCAGTAATTGTAATGTCGTCTTCATAAAAATCCGATGTATAGCGTATAGCGCTATCAATCACCGTAGGCGTATCGTGATACCACTCCAGACGCAATTTACCGTCCCAATCGATATATGCGCATGTACCAGTGATCTCGCCGATCCACTGTATAATTTGACGATATGTCAAATTTTCAGGGTCCGGAGGATCGTTGACCACATAATCATAATTAAGTAGCGTATTTGCTTGCGTATACAATGGTACGTTGCATATTTGACAGCATTTTGTCAGCAGTGCACTGACTGTTGTCGGAAAATGAATCAACGTTGGATCAAAATTCTTATCAAAGTTTACCATTCGATCCAAAGCCGACAGTGAGATAGTTGTCAATTTTCGCGGGGGCTCGTCAATAGTAAAATATCCGCACGGCACATATTCACGGCGGACATTTTTCCAATGATTATCCTCCCACTCTATATCACCACTCCGTATTTGCTCCCACGTAAAATGCCTCAAAGTATCCCAGCTAAATTGTTTGATCCAATCCCATGTCACGGGCGCCGTGTATTCGATCCCTACACGAACGAACAGTTCCGCCCCTTCAAACGTCACATTGTCAAAGCGCCCGTCATTATTATTTAATCGCAGCTTAAGCTCTGCAGCAACTGCTGACCCGAGTTCAACAGTTTTTCCGGACATGCAATACCGGTCAATTGTAAAACTCCCCTGAATCACGTCGTTATCTGTGATATGTATAGTCCCATCCTGCGTCTGCATTGTGATGTCTACTATCTGCCTGTATTGTTGCATGTATAAATTGTATACGTAATCACTTATTTTGTACATCACACACCTGACCTTTCGATGATATTAAATGTGATATTCTGCCACAAACCGCGTCGAGCATCGTAAAGTGGGGCTGACCGATTACCAACGTAAAACTCTGATGTAACGTATCTCCCCTGCATGGCATCTAGATAACATACGCTGATGTACTCCGGATTAAACGCCTGTAAAATAGCAGCGGCCTCAGCTGATGTGAGGCCGTTCCAAGCTAAATCCAATTTTACGATCTGCCCAATCCGCATTTTGTCCATGACCGTATCTTCCGTTCGCCCAGCATCCGATGCGGATACGTCCTCCAGCGCCCATTTGTACAGCGCCGGGCACTTTACCGCCACGCCATCTACGCTACGGATCGGGTTATATTCGTTTGACATATATTATCATCTCCTTAATCTCCAAGCGGCAGAATCGTTCGGCCGTCCCTGCGGTTGCGCCGTTCTGCTGCTGATATAATCTGTTCTGCTTTGATATTGCCGTCTGTATCTACAACCTGTATCGTCCAGTTGCCGCCATCCATGCCCCCTGCTGTTTGCAGTGCTTCGAGCACGGCCTGTTTGATCCCCTCGAGGATTTGCAGGTTATTTGCCACAGCGGTACGGCCGTTTGTAAAACGCCCGACGAGTTCTTCAGAATTGGCGTAGAATAAGCCGTCCTCCGGGAAGCCGCCGGTGGCATAGCCGCTAATTTTGTATGATTTCAATTCATTGAGTAATTCGGTCTGTTCTCTCGCCAGTTCTGATCGCGCAATATAGTCCCGGTCAAACAGGCCCATTATCTGTTTTCCACCATAATCATAGAGCCCTTCCATAAGTCCGTCATATATCTGTTCATACGACTGCCCTGACTTCATCACGGTATTGGCGGAATAAGTATTGATAATTGCGTCAAGAGTTTCGTTATATTTGGATTTGATTTCTCTTATTTGCGCATCGTACGTACTCTCCAGAAGCTCTAGTGCATCCGCTTCTCCGTTATTGTCCTTGTCAGTTGCAAATCCAAGCTGCCCACCGAATTTTTTTTGGTCAATATCGATTAGCTGCACAAGAGTATTACGATCTGCCGCATACTTTTTTTGCGCTGTATCGATATATGCATCTCTGTCAGCCATTAATGTTTTTACGTTACTTATAACTTGATTTTTATTATCGCCTGCATCAATTGCACCTTGTAGCGCTGCGTTGATGTCTGCATTCCACTGTTCTTTTGAGTCATCACTGCTTATCGTGTACTCAGACAATTCTTTTCGATATTCTTGTAATTTTGATTTCTGCGCGTCAGTGATAGTCCCACTCTCTGATATTTCATCAATAATCTTCTGGTACTCACTGTTAATTCTCGAAACCTCTTTGCCTAGTAATATATTCGCATATTCTAGCTGTCCCAGAAGATCCCCGAGACGCTTAGAGAGTTCCGCAGTTATATTCTGTTCTATCCCTGTTCTAATTGATTCCATTAGACTTCCGATTTTCGCGTCATTAACAGCTTTTGCAGCCTGCGCTAAATCGTTATATGCATCTGTTAGATTTTCGATATCACTATCATCCAGTTCTGGCTTGTCAGCGATTGAATTCCACATTTCATCGTATTTTTCTTGAGCGGCTTCGTACGATTCTTCCGATTTTTCGATAGTTCTGATCCACTCGGCCTGCTTGTCAAAATTCATAGCCGCGAAATAATTATTTAGGCTATCACGTAAATCATCTATTTTAGTACCCTGTATGTCATAATAATCTGTCTGTAATGCTGTCAAACGCATCGTTACCAGGCCCTCTGAAACGCCCGCCAGCGTGCCGCCAAGCACTGAAAATGCAGCAATAGCTATTCCTAGCGGTCCGCCAAACGATAATCCAGCAGCAATTGCTCCAGCGCCTCCAGTAATCAATGATGATATCGCTGTCGCAAGATTTGTGTTTTCACTCGCAAATTCCCTAGCTGCCGTCCGCGTAGAGTCAAACGCCACTACTGCACCGCCAGCGGCAATTAATTTTTTAGTCATTTTGCCCGTAGTGCCAGTTAAGCCGCTTATCCCCTCTTTAATAGCCCCAAACCCTTTTATCACCTTGTATCCTACCAACGCAAGTAAAACGCCTCGCAGATTTCCGATAACCTCGCAGATATTATCTATCGCCTCCCGTGCGTCCTTAAGCTTGTCATTGTCAAATATACTCTCCGTCTCAATCCCGCTGGACAACGTCGGTATATTAAAGCTCAGATCCGCGTCGCTTAACCCCATCTGATCCGCAAGTGATTCCGCGCCTGTGCCCAGCTTGTTGATCTCATCGAATCCTGTTAACGATTTTTTCAGTTTTTTGTCCGTATCTTCGATTGCATCACCGAGCGCGACTTCGCTTTTTGCTGCTTGAGTGATTGATGAGTAATCCGCCCCGCCAAGACTACCTGACAAGCTCTGTGACGCCTTTTCGACGCCAAATATCCCCGTTACTATATCCGCAAGTTTCTGCGCAAATGCGACCAAGTACGGCATAACCTCCTGCACCACCGGCAGCAGCCCCATGCCAAGCTCTATTTTGGTTTGCTCCAGCTGCGCTTTGAGTATCCGGAGCTGATTTGCCGGGCTGTCAATCGTCCGCGCAAGGTCGCCCTGCGCGGTTGATGTCTGATCAAGTATTGCATAGTAGCGAGCGAGGACCTTTTGTTGTTGTGTGAGCTCTTCTCCTGTCGCCGCAAGACCATTTTTGTATGCATACTGTTTGATCGTGTTCTCGTCCACTAGGATGCCCAGTGCCTTGAGTGGTTCCGTCTCGCCAGTAATGCCGGCGCGCAGCTTTGTAAACGCCTCCTCAGTGTCCATGTTATAAAATGACGCCATGTCCTGCGCAAGCATTACAAGGCTTGTGGACAGATCATATGCTGTATCACCAGCAATGCCCATGGACTTTGTCATGTTGTACATAACGCCGACATTCTGCCGCAGCTCATAAGCATTCAGTCCAAGTGACTCGGATAGCTGATCTGACCACTTCCGGGCCGCAGCAGCCATGCCGCCCATTGATGTTTCGAAAAGCGACTCTGACTCCACTACGTCCATCGCCATTTGAATAGATGATTTTCCAACATCGATTAATTTTTTACCAACATATGCAGTCCCCAGCCCTGCAAATAGCGACTTTAGCCCTCCGAAAGAGTTTTGCAATCTCACTCCTTCGCTGCTCAATTTTTTGAGTTCTTCCCGCGTCTCTTTCGATCCTAACTCTAATTGTCCCAAAGATTTCCGGGCAGCGTCCATCTGCTTTTTTAGATCGTCAACATCCGCTTTTAACTGCACCTGCAATGTTTCAATTGTTGTCGTTCCCATTTTATCAGCCCCCTTTTTAGGTATAAAAAAAGCACCCCCGAAGGATGCTTGATATAATATTAAAATTTATTCACATTCCAATGTGGTAAGATTAATACTTTGTCACAAATATTATATACTATTCGTGACGAAAAATTTACATTCCAATCTGAAAAGATTAATACGTTTTTAACAACGATTACGAGGGATCGCCGGCTGCATTTACATTCCAATCTGAAAAGATTAATACCCATGCAGGCGAAGTTTTTGGAATTTCAGGCACTATTCTTTACATTCCAATCTGAAAAGATTAATACGGCGGAGTAGCTTGGGTAAAAGATGCGTTTACGTACTTTACATTCCAATCTGAAAAGATTAATACAAACAAAAAAGATGCTCGAAGAGCAGTTTGAAGACTTTACATTCCAATCTGAAAAGATTAATACTCAGTCTGTGGCTATTTCGTTAATAAGCTTAGCAGTGTTTACATTCCAATCTGGAAAGATTAATACCAATCATCATCACAGATTTCTCACCGTGACCATAATTTACATTCCAATCTGAAAAGATTAATACTCAGCGTTTTGCGACCAAACCACTGTTGCATTTTTAATGAGCGCGTGGTATTATGTAAGCAACAAGGCGGCCTGCTACTTGCGATAGCGGTCGTTCCATAGTCAAGTTTAGAGCTTGAGGAAACGCCGTACCGCTAGGTGCGGTTATTTCTTTTTAGAGATCAAAAAGATAATGTAAAACGAAAAAATAACGATTAACGTTATGTATTCCATTCGGCATCGCCCTCCTTTCGGAGGAACAACCTGCCGCCTTATTGCAAAGAGTATATCATAATTACCATAATCTGTTAATACATTTTAATAATTTTCGCAATATTTCCGCGCCCAAGCCTCCATGGATGTGTCATCCATATATTTCGGCTGCTCCTCGACGGATAGATATGGTTTTTTAGGGTACTTTTTTGGATTGTTCACGGCGTAAGAATTATATTTGCCAGCGATCCACAACAGGGTGTCGATAGTTTCGGTTTTCAGCTTATATCGTTGTGCCTCTCGCTTGTTATAAGCGGTAATTGCGGCGCTGATCTCTCTTGGGGTCATATCCCAATACCGAGAGCTGTCAACGCCGCATTCAACCGCTATAGCGTGCATTTCAGTATAATTTTGCAGTAAGGACTTTACTTCTCGCTCTTTCCCGGTGCCGCTGCCTTCTTGCTGCCCGCGCTCCCATTCTTGCGAAAAAAACCCGCTGCTTGTAGTGCCTCCGTGAGCATTTTAATTAAATCACTGAACTCGTGATTTTCACCAAGATATGCATCCATAATTTCCCCTGTCTGCTCGACAGTAATTGTATGATTTGTGAGTAATCCCGCCCACAACAATCCGCGCAAATAGTAAAAGCTTTTACTGTTGACCATAGCCTCCATAACGCCGATATTGTATTTGTTTTCAAACTCACATAGTGCATTGACCGTAAAGCGTAGCTCATACTGTTTCCCGCCAGCCTCAAACGTTGTATACATTACGCACCTGCACTTTCTGTGAGTACAGGCTTGCCGGTCACTCTCAAAGATGCGCTAAAACCGACCGCGCCGTCCACTTCCTCCGGACCGACTTTGTACGATTTTACAAAACAAGGGAACGTCATTTTCGCTCCGCTCGGGAAGGTAACAATTGCATTGCGAGATTCTCCACTGTCAAAGAGCTCGATAATCTTATCGTGATTTTTACCCGCGATAAAATAGCCGGATAATGCCACTTCTCCCGCGTCCTTAAAGCCAGGGATGAACTCTCTATAGCCGCCTGTGCTGTCCAGTGTAGTAACGTCGATTTCATCTGCGTCCGCTCCTACTTCCCCAATACTCGTCAAATTTCCAATAATCAAATTAGACTGTTCCGAGTCCGTTTTCTCAAATTCAATTGTCGTTCCAAGACCTCTTTGTCCTGCCATTCTAATCATCCTTTCTATTGATATATTCTTTCTGTGTCCGGCTGGACTTTACCGCCGAACCGCATTGTTTTGTGATGCAAACCATTATCATACAGATCCGCCATAAACTCACGTTTCAGGCCAATCTCGCGCAGTTTGTCATTCACCTGAGCTGCGATCCGCAAACAATCCTCCGGCGTTTTTCCCCAAACGTCTACTTGATACGCGATTTGTGCTAAATATTCATGTCCGTTATCAACGCGTGCATATTCGCTATTTTGCTGTTCGTAAAACGTGATTGCCGGCAGCTCAGACCATGTTTGCGGATAAAAAAACGATACCTGCTTCGCGTCAGCTATCGTTTTCAATATCACATAGATTTGTTCTGAAAGACTAACCATCCTTTTTCACCGCCTTAATAATTTCGCGTCTCACGGTATCACTAATAATATCCATAACTTTATCCTCATTCGCAACTAGAGCTGGATAAAGATATGGTTGTGCTGGCTGACCACTAGTAAAAGCAAAAGTTTCTCCATCGGCTGATGTGCGGGTAAAAAAATGATATTTTTCTACATCCACACGTGATATATCACCCTTATCATCGCCCACATGGATCCACCAGCCCCCTTGAGCAAATGTGTTACCTTTTGCAGATTGCATTGGTTTGCCATGCGTATAAATCAGAGTAAAACCAGGGGGCACCTGTTTTTCCGACGCCTCACCTTTCGGCCCTGTGCCAAATTCAACATACGCTGCATGATCATTATTAGTATAAACATCACCAGTTACGACATTTTCTTTGATCTTAGTGCGCGTTTTTATGCTATTTCGCAATGCCCCATCATTTACCGAGCATAGATACTTGGCACTGCCTTGTATTAGTTTTATTCCTTTCTTCACGCCTTTTTCCATGATCGGCGGAGCTTGCAGCCCTACTGCGTCCAATTTGCCCAGTAGCTTATCTAGATTTTTGACTGTGCTCATAAAATTCGCTCCAATTCCGCCTCGTAATGCTCAGTATATCGTTTTATTGATACGACCTTATAATCAGGCATATCTGACGGCTTTACATACACGCACACACCATCACGCGTGGCAATATGGCAATCGCTATATATCATATTAAGCATATAACTCAACCGTTGCCCATATTGATGCGCCTGGATCTGGCCTCCGGAAGGGTATATGTACGCTCGAATCATTTCTGCCCGATCTGAATACCTTTCTGTAACACTTCCAAGGCTTCCGGTTGTTTCAACACAGCGTTTAAAATAATACTTTTTAAGATTCGCTATTTTCATTGGCGATTCCCACCACCTTTAAAAGTCTATAGGCATTTAAACGCGCCCTGATCGTCTCGGGTATCGTCGTGTCATACGAGACCGATATTGCCCCCTCAGACCGCGACAATTCTCCTTCGTGTCCCAGCTTGCCATAATAAACGATCGCAAGGTCGCGGCACAGACCAGCAGCTCTATCTGGTATAGTGTCGCGATTACAATAATCTTTAACAGCGCTTTCGGCATCTTCCAGGAGCTGTTCCAGTAGCCCTATATCATTTTCATTTGTACGCTTTATCAGCTTTGCGATTTGCTCCGACCACTCCATAATGACACCCCCATTTATGCACCTGTGACCGTTATTTCCGCAGTAGATCCATCCGCATAAGTAATCGTTCCGCCAGTGATAGCGCCGTCTGCACTTTTAACCAAACTGATCGATGTTATGGTAACTTTAGATAATTCCTCCCTTATTTCAGGAGCGATTCCCACTTTTACATCAGACATATCAATTCCTCCCGTTATGATCCTGTCAGACCGGTAATAGATCCATGCATAAATGCAGGACCGTGGTCAAGACCAAACTGGCCGAAGATTTGGCCCTCCTCCGATGCACCAGATTTTGCCAGTTCTTCATAAAAGAAATTACCTTTGCCAGGCACTGGCTGGAACACCGGCGCGATTACCGACATTTCCGTAGCAAGTACCACCGTCTGGGGGATAAATCTGTTCAAAGAAATACCAATATTCCCGAAATCCGTTTCGATCTGCTTGATATTTGTTCCTCCAAGATTTCGGTCTGTCGGCGCGTAAGAATAGATGTCTGTGATGATCTGTTTCTGATGGCTGTTTACCCACAGAACCATATTAGAAAAGATCGCTCCGGCGTCATACATAGTTTTGAATAAGCGCTGCATAATAGCTTTTGTGAGTGCTTTGGATTCTGCGGCGACTGTAGTGCCACTATCACCGGCACACAGTGCAAGCAGGCCTCTTGTTTTATTGGCAACATCTGCTTTTGTAGATTTTGCATATACGCCATTGATAATGGTATACTCAACATCTCTTGCAATCTTTTCAAGCGTCCGTGCGATCTGAAAATCTTTCTCGGACGGCGCATTGTTCTGCTGTCCTGCGGTATTCAGTCCGCTCATTCGTCCACGGTTACTTTCTTTCACGTAGGAGATAGACACTTTTTCGTGGAAAATCTGCGTGACATTCGTATTCTGATCGCGGGCAAAGCCGTTTGCCGTCGGAGCCGTTAAAGAAGCTTGTTCCGAAATAGACGGCTGTGATGCTTCCGGCATAGAATACTGGCTGTCTGTAGTAAATTCAAAGTTTTCTGTCTGTACACCTCCTGTCATCCCGCCAATAGCGGTGAGGATCGGTGTGTTAATCGGATCTGCAGTAAACAAATCACCTGCATAATTCGGTAAATTCCAGATTGTACCTGTTCCTGTAATATTTGTTGGCATTTAAATCACTCCTGTAATTTTGATAATTTTTGTCTTGCTGCCACTCGCTCCGCGAGCGGCACTTTTGGATCACTCGCAATCTTTTCGAGCTGTTCTTTCTCGCTCAAAGACTGGCCGGATCCGGCTTTCGGAGTACCGCTTCCGCGTAATTTATCGTTCACGGCCTTTTCTACTGCAGCCTGAAAAGCTTTCTCTACCGCCGCAATCGACTTATTACATGCGTCCGCATCCTCATAGTTCAAAATATCGACCAGTTCTTTCGGCAAGCCCTTTTCAGCAAGAATTTCATACGCTTCCGCGCGCAATTCTCTCACTGTAATATCACGTTCGCGTTTTGCAAGCGCTTCCTCTGCCTGTTTCTTTTCATATTCCGCTTTCTGCTCCGCATTCATTTTTGCGAGCTTTTCGGCTTCCTGCTTCGCTGCTTCGATCTTTTGCTGATTTTCCTGTTCCCACTTCTGACGTGCTGTTTCCAAGGCTTTCGTCACCCGTCTGTCAAATTCGCTTTGATGTCCAGCTTTTAAAACATCATCAAAAGTCTGTGTGTTTTCTGTTTGCGTTTCCGTTGTCCCGCCGCCTGCTCCACCATCATCCGGTGTATCAAATAGCGGTCCTCTAAATTTATACATAATTCTCCTCCTTGCCCTCTGTGTTCCATGCCCACAGAGTTCTTTTTCTGTATTAAAAAAGCACCCTGCTTTCGCAAAGTGCATTTCAATCAATAATATCTATTTGGTTTTTTATCTTAACATCTACGTCAATCAACGTTATAACAACCTTCGTTGGTTCACCAGGGCTCTCATAAATATCAACTTCGGCACAATAGTTATTAATTTCGTTTCCGTTGATTTTAACATCTTTCCTGCCCTTTTCGTTCTTGATTATTTCTACAAGCATTTTTTGCGCCTCCTAACAAGCAAAATTAAAGCACTATGCAAATTTTGCACAGTGCTCTTCACCTACCTTATCTTTTACCGTTTAAAATAAGGCGTTAAATCAATATCAGATTCAACATATACCGCTCCAATATATTGACTATTGTGTACCGATATTTTTTTATCATGGATTATATACAATTGCGTTTCTGATCCATCCACGTCCTCGAGGAAATCTCCCTTCTTTAGCCCGGAGATATGTCTCTCAAGCGCATGACATTGTTTTTTAAAAACTTCCTTGTCTGATTCTGTACAAATATCATAGCGAAACATATTTATTCCTCCAATCCTAATTGTTTATTTATTGATTTTCTTGTTTTAGTGGCCGTTCTTAGGATGTCCGCAATCGCATCTTCTTCGGTTAAATGTTTTCGGTTCATTTTATCTTTCAACAGATCTTCAAAACTCATATTTGGATCCTCGGCGTCGAGCTTTTTTCTGGCCTCCTGATCTGCCATCAGGTCTCGCGCTTGCGTGCGATAAGTGTTTCTAAGTTCAAACGCCTGTTTTGCTTGATCAAGCAAAGGCTTTTCCCGATCAATTATGTTAGAGATATTCTCGTCATGAGCTTTGTACCAACTTCTTACCTCTTTGTTTCCGAGGCTGCCCTTCAACCCTTCTATCTCGTTAAAAGATTTTTTATTCAGACGGTCTTGTTTACTGGCCTTCAGCAACGCCCATCTGTCAGGATCATTGTACTTCATCCGCTGGAAATCCGCAAGATTTTTCACGCCGAGTTCTTTTTCGTAAATAATCTTATATTTTCGGTATTGCAGCTTATCCGGTTCCTTGTTTTTGAATGTTTTTTCGGCGATTTTCCCCGCTGGATTATTAGTTACATATTTATCATACCACTCCGAATAGCTCATATCAGCCGGTATAAATACATCCTTTCCCGTCTCCGGATCGATCGCTCGGCGCCGCATTTTGTCCATGATCTTTTTGTCAAATACTGCAATCGTGGTGCTTCGGCAGTTTGGGTGCATAGGCGGACAATTAACGCCTGTCTGCTCCTTTTTAACTAGAAATTCTTTTCCATCAAGACTAGCGCAAATATCAGACGTACGAAGATCTAATGTTGCAACAAATCGATATTTATCAATCTCGCACTCCTTATAGCTTTCCATTTCGGCCTGATTTGCAACATAACAACTCTCCGTACGTACCAAACGACGCGCCTGCATCGCTCCGACGCACATTTTATCCATGATCACAGCCGCCATATCATGCTGTGATTTGCCTGTCATAATGCCGACAAACAGCTCATTTTTAATCAAATCAGCTACAATCTGCGTATTGTTCCAGATCCGGCTAGAGTATGATGCTCCACTCCAGTTATTACGGATAATCTCATTTGCGCCCTGTTCCGACATCTGCGCAAACCCAAAACCATAGCCAATACCACGCTGTGTGTCGTACATAGCGCGGTAATAGGCGTTCTGAGTGGTGTCAATCAGATGGTTTTCAACGGCTTTTGTTTCGATTTTATAGAGCTCTTGACATTTTGCGTTAAGATCATCCTGCAGCTGCTGCAGCCGCTCAATCCGCGCCCGGTAAGCCCGTGCATTGAGCTGATTCAGCAAAGTCTTTTTGAGATCCGGATCCTTGACGCGTTTATACGCTTTTTTCAGGCTGTCATAGTTGATACTATTTCCGACTTCATTCAAGATTCGTCTAGCTTCCGCTTCGTTTAAACCACTTCCAATTCTATACTTATCAAAGATTTTTTTTATTTGATTCTCTAAATACTGTGATGCCCGCAAATACACTCTGCCGATTTCGTCCGCTACCCGGTCGGCATCTTGTATATATTCGTACATGCGTTGTTCAGACCGATGCTTCCAGTATGTATTACTCTTCACTGCCATCACCGCCTGGCGGTGTGTTCACCGGGCTTCCGAATATTGATTGTTGTAACAGCATGTTTTCTTTCTGATCTTTAGATAGCCTTTTGCGCTCCTCTTCAATATCTATTTCAGCATCAAATCTGGACAAGCGCGTCTCCCAGCTCAAAAATCCATCCGTTTCTTGTGCAATTCTTGCAAACATTTCATCGTCAACCGGCAGTGAACGCTTCATGATAATATCTATATTCACTGGATCAATGCGCTTTGCTTGCACGCTAAGTACGTTTGATATTAGCTCGATACGTCTTCGCAATCCCTGCTTAAAATACCGTTCTTTGGTCTTTGCAAGCTGCTCAAAACCGAGCAACTTATATTTCATAGCAACGCCAGAGGCATTTGCTGCAAAATTCTCATCTGTAAGACATGGCACTTTGCTGAATTCATGGATATCATCTTTTAACGCCTGTTTCAGCACTTCTATCTCGGTTTCATTCAGAGATTTTACAAGCCATTTCGCATCGCCGTCAGATGGCAGCTCTATGATCTTCATCTCTTTTAACAATTTCGCGGTATTAATCATTTCATCTTCATTGTCACCGAGAGTGGCGCCAGAAATCGCAAGTAAAGCATCGATCAGCTGTTCTTTGTCGTTCACGCGATCAGATTGCAGTAGGTTGTATGCATCGATCAGGGTTATAACACCTTCAAAATCACCCTTGCACTTCTTGTTGTTGTGATACTCTATAATTGGTATACCGCCAAAATAGTGTTCTCTTTCAGATATTGTTTCAGGCGTCGAATCTTCAAGCGATTTTACTTTGTATAGTATTTCCATAGTATCAGTATAAAGGTTAATATAAAACCCATCCTGTGTGTTATAAATAGTCATTGCCGGGCGAATACTTATGGCAAATAATGGGTCATGCGCAACGGTATCGTCATAGACGACAAAAGACCATTTAGGCGATAAAACAGCAAGCAATGGAATGGGTACTGGATCATCTGACATATAAATCAATTCGTTTCCGTGCCCATAAATCGAAATATCAAGCGCTAACTCAGCATTATGGCTATCTTCGTCAATCCGAGTAAAGATATCATTAAGAAGCTCTGAACCGCCACCGGAATACATGACCGGCGCCCCGTGCACATACCCCACTGCCATTTCTGCTATATACTCCGCGTGATTACACACGATACGATTATTAGGCAATTCAGGGCTGCTGAATGTGCGGTTTTTGATCTTATGTTCCCCATCGTAATAACGCTCCAACTCTATTAGTCGGTCATTTTCATGCATATGCTCTGCAATACAATTTACCAATAACAGCATTGGGACGCTGCCGTCTTTATCTAAATGCTCTCTGCTTCTTACAATCACAAAATCACCTCAATCCTAAGCTGTTTTTGCTAACAGCCTTTACTTTATTTGACAATCTGCGCAAATCCTCAATACTGTAACGCAGCGCCGCCATTGCGTCGTCCATGTATTCAACGGGTTCATCTAGATACAGTCCCGATTGCTGATCGAGCTTCCATTTCCACTGCTGCAGCTCTTTGATCGTATTGACGCAACGTGGATGAACAATAATCCGTTGTTGCTTTAAATAGTCAATTTGCGCGTTGACGCTGCCTGGCTCTTTTTTTACTGCCTCTGCCTTATATCCAGCCTTTCTCCACATCCTGATTCGATCGGGTTCCGCCGAATCGCACCACATATGCAGCCGTCTATCAAACCCATTTTGTTTCGCAAGCTCTATGATTTCAGCCGTATCTTTTTCGTATAAGTACAGCTCGTCGCATATATAAATCTGACCCTCCCGAAACCCAATATCAAGTATTGCGTTGGCATGATTAAATCCAAAGTCTTGCGAAAGAACTTTTTTACTGAAATTACTATAATCAGTATCAAATTCCTCAATTTTCCAGTTGTGCAGAATCAATCCGCCAGTCTCGCCCCAATTCCCTAAACCATAAATCTGATATCCTTCCGGATCAATCTCTTTGCGTCGCTCCATTCGGCGCTTATACGCCGCATCGACAAAGCGGTTGTCGAGATAAGTGCTGTGGTGTGTAAGCACTTCCGGGTCCGGCCTGTCAAAAAAGTCAGCTTTGATCCAGTGGGTAGCGGATACAGGGTTAAACGTCATTTTGATCTGATAAAATTGACCGTCCGGAAGTTCTCCTCTCAGACGGTCGTCAATTATTTCAAAATCTTGTTTGGTTAGTTCTGTGGCTTCCTCGATCCATACATCCGTAAGTTTGCCATTGTCCACGGTGATTGATTTCAATTTTTCGCGTTCTCGCTCATGATTGGCCCCGCGAAATATAATCTTGTTACCATTCAGGCATGATATCATCATCGGGTTTACTGTATATCGCCACGCGCTTTCAACTCTCATACGATTGATAGCTGATATCAACTCCGCGTATGTGCTATCTCGGTTTGTAACTTCTGCTTTACGGACACACATAAGATTCCGTCCTTTTTCTGTCATCAAGCGCAGTATATACTGTTGCGCCGTGTCAACTGATTTTCCCGAACCCGCAGACCCTTTCATGGCAATGTATCGCTGTTTAGATTGATGAACTGGACGAAAGACTTGATTGCTTGGAACGACAATTCTCACCCCTCTTCATCCCCGTAATCGACCTTAATGTCAAAACTGAGGTCACCTTTGAGATCAAACTTTTCAACAAACATCCCCAAATGTTTTGCTACGCTATCCAGCGCGCCTTTTTTGTCCGCAATCTTGTATTTTTTAATGTAGCCTACAAATTTTCGATCGTCCCCCGCGCCTTCGTAGACCTCCTGCACGTCTAGTCCGGCAATTACAGCAGCTGTGTCATCATCCAGATCCGTAATCCCTTTCGGGCTACCGTCATTATTAAACAGTTTGCGTATATCAAAAAAAGCGATTCTTGCGTATTCTCGCAGGACGCGATCTTGTGTGATCTCGGTGCGGGCAGAGCGGTCCGCTTTTCTTTTTTCAATCGCTTCGGCAACGTTATTTTTCGTTATAAGTTGTCGCCCTATACTTGGGTCTTTATATCCTGCTCTTTCTGCCGCAGCGGTAGCATTAAGATCAATCAAGTATTCATCGACAAAGCATTGCTGTTTTGGTGTTAATTTTGCCATCCCCACCACCTCCGCGCGCAAAACATCATAGTTTAATCTGTCCTTTCAGCTGCGCAACTTCCGCCTTTAGCGCTTCGACTTTGCTATACAGATCCCTGATCGCATATAATGCAACCACGCCCAGCGACTCGTATTTCACGCCCATAGGCGCGTTGTCGTCTGTAGCGTCTTTGTAAGCGACGAACGGGAACAGTTTGCTATCAACGATATCGTTTGCCATAATGCCGATGTGTACTTTGTCAAATTGGTTAGCACTAATAGCATCTTGCACTGTTTCAGTGCGCGTAGGATCTGACACATACGTGTAAATATCTATGTTTTTGAGAAAATCGATTATATCGTCATATGTGACTTCTTGAACTTCTGTTTCGTCTGCAGATAACGCACGCATCACAGCTGCACTGTTGTTCGCGCCTTGCGGGATTTTTTTTACATCACTTTTTTCGCGAACATCGCTGGTTTGAATTGTCCCGTTCGTCGCGTATACCGCAGACCATTTTTGTGATGAATTGCCAAGCGAATACGCGTTATTTATTAAAGGTTCCAAAGATCCGCTTTTCTGCGTCCAGTTCGTGAATAAGCGTAATCCTCCATAATCAGTTCCTTCCGTCCCGTTCGGGTTGTTGCCTTGCTTAATCAGCATTCTAAACAAACGACCCGGAGGGCCATTCATCGAATTCATTTCTAGTGTTTGAATCATATCTGAATATGCTGTATTTTTTTGACACAGGTTTACAGCATTCACACTGTTTGCGCCAGCTCCCTGTATCGTCACATTGCCTGTATTGTTTGCAAGCTCATCCAGAACGGATCTGCTTTCAGCAGCTTTCAGCTTTTTATCGATAATATCCATGTTTGCATTTATGTCCGCCACATCTACATAATCTGTAGTTTCTGGCTTTTTTAAATTATAGTTGCTTGTATAGGTTGCCATCCAGCTTCGCCTCCTTCATTTGATTTCGCCGTTTTTTGCTTGATTCCACGTGAATCCTTTAGCTGTATTCCATGTGAATTTTTTTAGCCAGCCCCAGGTAGACTGCGTCACCTTAACACTTATAATAAACTGTTCGCCTGCATTAACAGGGTTTGGTGTAATCTCGACGGACTCAATTTTAATCGACATATATTGTCACTCTCCGTTTGTATATCTCAGGCGGTATCGTATATGTAAAATACAGTATATACGTTCCCATCGCAGGAGGCTCAATCAACGCGCTGATTTCTTTCGTTCCGTTTCTGTTAACAACATCGCAATTCCCGTCCGCTATATGTTCTCCCGTCGCGCTTTGCAGCTCATATTTTGCTTCTGTTATCGTAAAAGTTTGATCGATACATGATTTAATTACTGCTGTAACATATTTGCGTTCTCCGAGTATAAAATCTAATTTTGGTATCCCACAGCACCCCATGAAACATGCTCCTCCCTGTTCAGCAGAATAAATTCATACTGCTGCATAGTATAAAAATGATGATGGTTTGACGGCATATATACGTCAGTAATTGTAATATTGTCTGTACGATATATCACACAGCTGTCTGGCAATATTTCAAGTTTTATGTGTTTGCTGTCGTACATATACAGAATTCCCGCCCAATAGACGATATAACCTGTATCGTCTACTGCGTAGATATCTGTAACATACTTCCCGTCCTCTAAATCCGGAGGCACTACCGCTTGCCACTGTAATGTATTAATTTGCGTATAAACTACGTCAAACTCATCACAGTGACCGTACATGCGTGTAATCATGATACTGTAACAGTAATCGTGTAAGTTGCTCCCGCATCAACCGGGTTTGGAGTAATCGTCACTGCAGAAATAACCGGTGCTATCGTATTACAATAAACGTTTCGTGTTACAGAAGACGTTTTTCCTGCTGCGTCTGTCGCAGTAACAACAATTACGTTTGCAGACATTTGAGATATAAGATTGACCGTTTTAGTAAACGAACCGTTGGCTTGCACTGTTACTGCACCTGCGTCAACATTATTGACTTTAATCGTGACTGCGACTGGTGAAGATGTTGCATCGTTCGTAGTACCTGCAATATTGACTGTCGTTTTATTCGTGTAAAAGTCGTTCGCAGGCGCCGTGACAGACAACACCGGCGGCACTGTATCAACTTTAAATGTCTGTGTCGTTTGCGTTGCAGCATTACCGTCATTGTCGGATACATCAACTTTGATTGTGTGCAATCCGTCACTCAATGCTGTCGTCGGCGTATATGTCCATGTGTACCCGCCTGTCACTGCTGTTGCTTCACCCGCTGCCCACGCAATCGCTGAACCGCTGTCAATATATAACTTAAATGTATTCGTATTAATGCCCGAATCTGCGTCTGTAACTTTGACCGTAATTACCGGCTTGTTGTTTGTGACTGTTGCCCCTGCGGTCGGCGTTGTCACTGCAATCACAGGTTTTACCTTCTCTTTTACTTTGAGTTTAAGTGAATCACCGAGTGTTTCGTGCGTTGAATTTACCGTCGTGAAATTGCCATACTCGTCTAATGCGGATGTCACAACATCGTAGTAGTGTCCAGCATTAATGGTATAACTCGATTTTGACGGCGCTGTAAGCGTCGCTTCGTACTTGCCTGTTGACGTATTTAATGTCAATGTGTGTGTCTGTCCATTAATTTGCACAGTCACACTTGAAATATTTGGCATATATTTATCCTCCTTTTTCAAAGCGAAAAAGCACCCATTCCGGATGCTTTTTCTGTCTTTGCCTTCTTCTCATGATGGTATTATAACAGGTAAAAAGTACTAAAAAGTACTAACTTTACAAAATTCGTGAAATTTTTTTGATTGCTGACGTATGTGCATTTTTCAGTGTGCTTTCCGCATATCCTTTGTTTCGGGCGAGCACTCTGTAATATTTTTGCGATGCTGGCCTAATGTATCTGTTCTCAATAACAAATCGTTCTGTTGGATTTAGTTCTTGTATTGCACTGTCAATTATTTTAATCTCTGCTTTGTCTGCTTCAATCTCGCGTTCAAGATCGATTACTTGCTTGTATGTGTCCTGCAGTCGCAGAGCTTGATTGTATGTGCGATCTGACGGGCTGTAACTATGCGGCATATCGGAAGGCACGGGGGATTTTAATCCGTCTACCCCTCGCAGTAAATCATTAATCGTCTTTTGCGCAAAATTAATGCGTGTCTTCAAGTGCGGGTATTCCCGTAATCGTCGTATCACCCAAGCCCTCCGTGCTTGCTCGACTGCCATCTTAATTTCATCCATCCCCGTCACCTCCTATCGCGTACAGCGCTGCACCGAGCAGCAGGCCCAGCACTAACCCAGTAAAAAAGCTCATGATTGCACCTCTAACAGCTCAGGATTGTCATAGATGTTGCCGACAACTTCAAAGCTATTCATATAAATCGACTTATCCTGTCGCAAATGAGCTGTACCGTCATCAAGCAGCGAATACATTTTTCCGCGCGGTGATATTTTTAATTCTGCGCAAAATCTGCCGTCACGAAAAACAATAGTCTCGACAAAATCACTCTTTTTAGCGTTTGCATAATGCGTTTTTATGATATCCCCTTCAAATGCCCGTTTTTTATTCTTATCATACAGTCCCGTCCATTGCCCAACCGTGTCGCTATATACGACATGCTTTTCGACAGGATCGTACCCATAAATTATTGAAAATTTGTCGCCGTGAAAAATTCCGCCGTAAACCCAATTATTTTGTTGTGTTTGTCCTCTAAACAGTATTTCTCTCACAATTGCGCCTCCAATTGCATTCTTGCTTTTGCTAAATCGTAATAATATTTGTCAATCTCGCATCCGACATAATCAAATCCTAATCGTTCACACGCTATTAACGACGATGCACTACCAACATGCGTATCGAGTATTATATCGCCTTGTTTTGCGTATTTTGTCAGTAACCATTCATATAGTTTTTCCGGCTTTTGTGTTGGATGTATACGTTTTTCATTCAGTTTTTTGTTGCCTTGCTGTATCTGCCCTTCTGCTATGCTTTTTCCCTGCATCATACCATTCCACATGAAGACAAATTTACGTACACTCTTATGTAAACTGCAGTATGCGATTTCACAGTCACTAAAACTCGACTGACCATTACATTTATCCCATACAATTCTTCCTGTGCCGGGCCATATATAGTTGAAATAATTACATCCAAAAATTATTTGATTTTTTGATATTCTAAAAAGTTCATCGAAATACGTTTTATCGGGTATTTTCCACGTCTTTGATTTTTTATATAGTTTTTGCACTCCTATCGGGCTAATTTTACGCCCGTAGAATTCACGTTTTTCCGGACCGCTAAAATACGGTGGATCTACAATTGCTAAATCAAAATAATTGTCGGGATATTTTGTTATTATGTTCATGCAATCTGCATTATAAAAATTGCTCATTTTTTATCCTCCTCTTCGTTTTTGTAATACCTGCAATTTTTGCAGTCTTTTTTGATATCAACCATTTTCGCTAACGGTCCGTATCCCGCGATAGCGGGATGCCGGCACAACGGCAGCGCGGCAGCGTATGCGTATTTGCATGTGTAGTAATCAGACATCTGAGTCTACACTCCAGTCGAGCACTTGCCCGCAGTCGGAACAGTACGCGCTGCCCCAACCATTATTTTCGTATTCAAATTCACGATTGCATACAGGACAGTAGACAATGCCGTAAATGAGTTTACCGTCGTTGTCGTAGCTGTCGCCCTCGTATTTTAACTTCTGTGCTATCTGCTTTAAAATAGCCTTTCTGCCTATCTCACAAGCCTCGTCATAATGCTCTCTGTAAGCACGGCCGAGTATTTCCGTTGCGCGCTCTTTTATCATTTCAACTCCTCCTCACTTCCACATTTCCGGTACCGGCAAGCCCTGATTTTCAAAACTCCAGCGACATAAGATTCTATCGATACGATTTCTTGCGTCGGCTGCCTTCACACCCTTGTTTTCCTTTTGAAGCATTTTGACAAGTTCTTCCCGTGATTTGTTTTTATTTAACCACATATCCAGTAACTCTTTATCTGAATATCTAACCATTACAAATCCCTCCAATTCTGTAATCCGGATATATATTCCTGGTATTTCAGCCCAAAATTTTTCCACAACTTCCCGCACTACTAAGGCGTCATCTTTCCAGTACCCTGCATCTGTCATGCAATCCTTCAAGAGTTTTTGCAGATTGTCTGTATCGGGTTTTGTTGCCCGGTATTCGCCATCTGCGTGAGCCCCGCGCGGGAAGCACCATTTTGTTACAAGTTCCACAGAAGACATAATTTTACTTGCCGGTACATGCGGCCCTAAGTATGCCGTAAGTTTCCGCCTAGCTGCTTTCAGCTCTGCCGGTTCATATGTTACCGGCTTGCCATTGATGACATGAATCTTCTTTTCCTGAGATGTTACTGTCGGTGGAATCATTGCCATAAAAAATTCTATCATTTCACTTTACTCCTTTAAATCGATAAATTGACGGAAATAAACTTTTAAGTCATTGTGTAGCGGGGAAGGAGTCGTCGTGCGTAAGCTGTCGCACGACTACTTTCCCCCGCAATGACACCGCAGGTGGAAATAGAAATATACCCCCTTTAGGGGGATGGTCATTTCCACCCCCTGGAAACCACCATTTTTTTATGGTCATTTCCACCCTGGAAATAACCTTATTTTTATGGTTGTTTCCACTTATAAACCAACGGAAATCACCTATGGTCATTTCCATGATTTCCACCTTCTTTCTCATACACAAATCCGTTTTTGTAATAAAAATTTTCGCTCTTATTGATCCTGTCCTTTACGCCTTTTTCGCTCATTCCGTCCCAATATTCAGCTAGATCTTTTATAGTGACCTGTCCGTTTATAGAGAGCGAAGCATATGCTATTTCGAGGTTTGAATTGATTTTTTCCCGTGCATTTTTCGCACTTTTTTTACGCTCGTCTGCCGCTTTTTGCCACGCAGGAAGATCCCCTTCCGCCTTAATATCTTTTAAAGATTTACTGCGATCTATCCTGTGCGTCGGATAGTCGAACCATAAATTTACTGGTTCAAATTTTGGAAATTCACGTAAAGTTCCCTCAATCCTCCACGCCGTGCGACTTTTTACAACCTCTTTTGCGCTATGTACATCCTTTATCATTTCATTGTATTGATCTATTGAAAACAGTCGTTTGCAGGCGTCCAGCATAGCTTTTTCGCTGCACATGTCGTCCTGTGATACTTTATCATCCCAGTCATCATAATTGCGATTTAGGTACTTAATACAGGCTGCGCAAGCAGCTTTATTTTGTTCTTGCTTAATCAAATCGTCATTCGTGGCAAGTTCAATCAAATCCAGCAATGCATCCGGGTCCCGGGCAAAGACGCCTGATCCTGATGCACGGTCCATGCTGCGTTTTTGACCTTGCGTGCCTTTGCTGTGATGATGACAATAAATCACAGCGCAACCAAGTTCCGTGCAGACTTTATCGAACTGATTACAAAAATGTGCCATCTGATCTGCACTGTTTTCATCACCCGTAATAACCTTATAAATCGGGTCAATAATGATAGCTATGTAATCCTTTTTTACGGCTCTACGTATCAGTTTTGGCGCAAGTTTATCCATCGGCACTGACTTACCACGCAAGTTCCATATATCGATATTTTTTAGATTGTTTGGTTGCCGGGCGAGAGATGTATATACATCTCGAAACCGGTGCAGACAGGACGCTCGATCGAGTTCTAAATTTACATACATAACCCGACCTTGCGAACATTGAAAACCGATCCAGGAACGACCTTCCGCAATTGCACAACATAGTTCGATTAACGCGTATGATTTACCTGCTTTTGACGGACCTGCGAGCAACATTTTATGTCCTTGTCTGAGGATGCCGTCAATAAGTGGTGGCGACAATTCTGGAAGGTTATCCCAGGCGTCAGCCATGTTTTCCGGATCTGGAAGATCGTCGTTGACGCTTTCTATCCAGTCCTGCCATTCCTTCCAACTCGATTTACCTATATTGGTATCAATAATGTATTGTTTGTTCTCGCCGCGCATCACTCCTGGCATGCGGCTCAGGCGTGATGGATTGCGGTTTTGTTTGTCGATTTCTAGTCCGTTTTTATGACATACATTATAGAGGTAGTCAACACGCTTTCGATACTCGTCGTAATCGACTGCATCAATCCGAACTATCGCGTGAATACTCTTGTTACCTGAAAACACAAGACAGGCAACCGGCAGCTCTAATTCTCTTATGATGGCGTTTTGACGTTCAATATCAGTACTGTCACTTTCTACAAGAGCATAGCGGTATTCGGTTACATTTTCGTTTTTTATACCTCGTCCATCCAGCGGATTAAATCTGATCCAGGCTCCTGCTACAGGATTATAATCACCTAAGACACTGCCAATATCTCCTTTGCATTTGCTTAGCTGCTCTATGAGTTGCCCAGCAGTCCGATCATAGCATCCTTTGTTTGCCGGGAGATACTTCCCTTCCTTCTCCCAGCTTTGCACGACATAGCCAACACTTTCGCTTGCCTCAAATAACGTTTCCAAATACAGAATTAATTGTTTTTCTGGTTCCCATCTGGCAGGAGTCTGTATTTCTTTGCCTTCAATCCAATCTCTATTGACGACAACAAGATCATCCACGCCGCCAATTTCAGCATCCCAATCCAATTCATGATTATCCCATTCCGGACGCCATCCTTGATCCTTTGCGAGCTGCACGATAGTCCCGGCAGTTACTGGATTTCCAGTACCGTTAAAGCTGTTCCATTTTTTTTCACATTCTTTAGAATGGTATCGTCTTGAATCGCGTTGACTCCACTGATCCCATACATTTACACTATACCCTTCATATTTCAGAGCCATTCCGACGTTGACCCAATCTTGATAATCAAGTATTGCGGGATCAATATGTCCTAATATTTCAATTATATCTAAATATTCCCCAGTCGTCATTTTCTCCTACCTCCGGTTTTATATTATTCATAGAACTATATGTATGCGGATCGACATCTCGTGGTATTTTCCACCCGTTCGCCGCAATCCGGTCTATTAGATTTTTTGCCGCGTCAAATCCCCACTCTCCAACATGTTCAAAACCTTTCCCCTCTAAAAATCTGATTTGCTTTGGCGTAGAATATCCTTCTGCTCTGCGTTTATTGAGTCGGTCAAGTAGTAAAGAAGCTTTTCCGGCATTGTCGATAGAATCAGGAAATATTCCAAGCTTTTCAAGTGATGATAGCTGTTGCTTTGATGGCGGAGCCATTTCCCATCCAAAATTGGGCGTGTAGTTCGCAAGATCTTCTGCCTGTATACTCATTTCGTATTGCAGAGGATCCACAAGTTTTCGCTTGCGGGACCTCATTTCCGCCAGTTGTTTTGCTAGCGCTTCTTCGCGCTGTGCAATTACTTCGCTAGTAGCTTTTTCTTCAGCTTCTTCAATATCTATCGGACAGCCAGCAACCTCAATGTTTTCCGTCATTTTCTTTGCTACTTCTTCGCTTTCGCAAATAAGATGTGCGGGATGACATAATTCATGCCGCTCCGTGTGCCAAAGGAAATCAAGTAGTAGTAGATGGTCTTTGCCCTCGCATAGCCGCGTTCCGCGCCCTACCATCTGACTGTATAAACTGCGTATTTTTGTTGGCCGTAGTACAACGATACAATCTACAGACGGACAATCCCAGCCTTCGGTAAGCAGCATTGAATTACATAACACGTTATATTTTCCAGCACTAAAATCCTTTAATATTTCAGCCCGGTCGCTGCTCTCTCCGTTTACTTCCGCAGCCCGAAAGCCTTTTGCGTTTAAGATATCGCGAAATTTTTGACTTGTTTTGATGAGCGGCAGAAAGACAACTGTTTTTCGATCTCGACAATGCTCTATCATCTCATCTGTAATCTGATGCAAGTACGGATCTAATGCGGTACCAATGTCGCTTGCTTTTAAATCTCCTGCCTGGACTGACACGCCTGTGAGGTCTAATTTGAGCGGTATCGTAAGAGCCTTGATCGGACTAAGATATCCCTCTTTAATAGCTTTGGGCAATGTGTACTCATAAGCCAGGCTATCAAATACCTGTCCAAGATTTTTCATATCGCCACGGTCCGGTGTGGCTGTTACGCCGAGCACTTTTGCAAATTCAAAGTGTCTTAAAACTTTCTGATAACTCTCCGATATAGAGTGATGCGCTTCATCAATAATGATATCGTCAAAATAATCTGTAGAAAATTGAGAGAGACGTTTTTCACGCATAAGCGTTTGCACAGATCCGACAACAACGCGACGGAAGCTACTAAGGCATGATTCTTCTGCTTTTTCCACTGCGCATTTTAATCCAGTTGCGGTGGATAATTTATCCGCCGCTTGATCTAATAGTTCGCCTCTGTGCGCGAGAATAAGTACGCGTTCACCTCTTCGCACGCATTCTTCTGTTACTTTTGCAAAAACGATCGTTTTCCCAGTACCAGTAGGCAAAACAAGCAATGTCTTTTTATTTCCTTTTGCCCATTCATTGAATATTGCGTGTTTTGCTTCGTCTTGATATGTCCTGAGCTGCATTAGAATTTACCTGGCGTAAACGATCTGTTTTGCATTGGTGTAGATCCGGATGACTGGGCCGTTTCAGCCGGATCATAAAATTTTTTAATAGAATTATATTCGAGCGTGTCTCCGTTTTCCTTCGTGAAGGTCTCCCTTATGACTTTGCAGCGTCCTTTCGCTCCAACAACTTTGCTCCAATCCATTCTCAAACGTTCTCCAGATTTCTTTTGTCCAATTCCTTTAAAAAACGCGCTCAACATACTTTCTGTTTTTGTATGCAAAAATAAATTATGCTTAATCGTGCTCGTTCCTTGCGGCGCATCGATTTGTACATAAACAATAGCTTTAGGGCAAGCTGGCAACTTTGCACTGCCTTCATGTCTTGCGCGCTCAAAATTTACTATTGTAAAATCATAGTCACCATCATCCAATAAAACAAAATCGCTTTCTTTTTCAATTTCGTCATTCCATCCGAGTTCTCGTTCTACATTTTCCATATTTTTATATCCTCCTAATTTATAATTTAAAATGGTATATTTTCACGGTTATTCAGTATCATGGCGCACACTTGGTCCCACGCCGCGACCAGAACTCCAGCGACGAATTCTGGATCATATTTATTAATTGGAGTATCTAGCGGATAATATCCTCGTTCCCACACAACTTGGCGCAATTCATCTTCTTTTATGTCAGTGGATTTCATTAAATCGTCTAGCTGCTCAAAACAGACAGACACAATCTTTTTGTTATCACTTTTTTGTTCTGCGTCAGAAATTTGCGGTATACTATCGTCTATTTTTTCAATATTAAGGTCTTGCGGGATTGTAATTTTTTCAGGCTCTGCAATTAAAGGCACTTGCGTATTAACGGTACGCGAAAATATATGTGCTATTTCCGCATAGTCAAACGGCAATTCATCGTTCAATCCATGTCTGTTTTTAGCGTCCCAACATGGATGATGTGATGTATACATGACGCGAGCGCCGCCGCTTGCTTTAGATTTATTGTCATTAATTTTGATGACATAAGTCTTGTAGTTTGCAAAAAGCACCAGATCCGCCCATTCTTTTACCAGTGGGGCAACTTGTTTCGTCAATTTCATTTCCCAACGGTCGTATGCGCCAAGTTCGTCTGGCTGCTCAAATTTTCGCATTTTGGCATGCGCCGTAACCACAACATTTATTTCGAGCGAAATAATCTCTTCTAATAAATTTAACAGTCGTCCGAATTCTTCCTGTAAATATGCATAGCCTTTGCCATACCCAAAATCTTCAATACTTGTTTTTTTTGCCCTGGCACATACGTCATTTGCACAGAGTATTTCCGCCCAATCTGCTGTGTCAACCACCAGCGTTTTACAGACAGATGGATTCGATTTTACATATTTTACTTGTTCCAGAAGCATCGTCCAGCTGCTCGGCTTGTCAAACCTTCGCACGTCCATATGTTTTGTGCTGCCTTCTGTATCAATAAATATGGGGTCAGGAAACTGCGCTGCGAATGTAGACTTGCCAATTCCCTCCGGTCCATACACAACAATTTTCTGCGCGGATACAATTTTTCCACTTGATATATTCATTAAAACACGCCTTCCTTCCAAGTTTTCTTTTCTTGTATTATTTCGTTGGCAGCATATCCGTCTTCGATAATAATGCTGCATTCATCGCCCGTACTTACCCGCGTTGCTATAGCCTGCAAGCCTTCCGATTCAAGCCATTGCCCAAAATCATTCAGCGTATCAAGATCCATCTGCTCGAGTTTATCCAAGAGGACAAATCCGCATTTGGGGTTCAGTTTCCGGACGATCGCCGTCGATACTTTAAGCTGATCTGAACCACTCATATTGTCCCATTTATGCCCGCTGTAGATTAATTCTCCATCTTCAACAGAAAGACCAGGAAGGGGCAATTCTGCATTATTTAATAGATTTGCTTTTTGCTGACGGACATCATTAATCTCTGCAGTCAAAGCATCATATCTACATCGAAACTGTCTTGCGTCTTCCTCTGCCTTATCTTTGTCAAAATTAGATCGAACCTTGATATTGATATTTTCAATATTATTAATATTTGCCTCTAACTCCGCAGTAGATTCATCATGAAGATCCTCTATAGACTTATTTGCAATTTGCAAATTTTGCAATATGCTTGAATATTCCTCCTGAGTAGTACGAAGCTTATCGGATAATTCATTGATTTGTTGCTGCAATATACCTGCTTTATTTTGTAGGCTTACAACCTGGTTACGTTTTCTTTGATTTTCTCCGTTACGGGCAAGGATTTCCTGCTGCTGTTTAATTAGCTCTGACGGAGATACCAGATCTTTTGGCGCGTCAGGATAATATGGCATCTCTTTGGCGAACTTTAATTTTTGATCGGCAATCTGACCAATGGCATGCCGGCTGTTATACAGCTCCTGCTCCTTGCGATCCAGCTCGCAGAGTTGGTCTCCTACACCTATAATTTTTAACAGGGTATCTGCTTTTTCTTTATTGGTAGCAGACATAAATCGTGGTAAGTCGATTGCGAGCTGTTCAACGAATTCATTCAAGAGCTGCTGTCCACCTTTTTTGTTTTGTGGATCAATTACTTTAAGATCGCTATTCTTGCCTTTACGCTCAATTACAAGTCCGTTATTCATAACAATATGCAGGTAAGGCGGAACGATTGACCCTTCACGCTGAGCCTGAGAAGGGCAGTATTTGTCACCTCCTAGAGCCCAAGCAATTGCATCTAAAACAGATGTTTTCCCTTGATTGTTTTTGCCTCCAATTACAGTCAACCCATTTGCGGCAGGTTCCATTTTTACCGCCTTTACCCGCTTAACATTTTCAATTTCTAGCTTGTTAATTTTGATCATTGCAAATTCCCCTTTCTAATGATATACTGATCGTGTAGTTATTTTTTATTTGCCGTTCGGGTTGCCGCCCGTCGGCTTTTTCTTTTTCGCAATCACACCGTTCGTCGGGATCTAAATACGCACCGCAATCCCGGCAGCGGTAAGGCCAGCTCATTTTCTACCCCTCCAATCAATCTCGTTATTGAGCAAATTTGCCCCAACCGTCCCCACCCCCCCAACACCGAACCCCCCCCCCCCCCACGCGCCCAAACACATTGCTGTAAACTGTATATGCTCCAATGCTCCCCTCCACGCCAGCCAAA